AGTGCTTTTCTGAGCCTCTTTTGTCGCTCTAATAAAATCGATTGTAGCTGTTTGTACTAATTTATTACCTCGATTATCAACAGGCATCATTAAGTTTTCTGGCACCTGGCCATTAACTATTTGATTGCCCTTTACCGTTGTAGGTTGGGTATAAGAATCTAATAAAAAATCCGCAAAAGTAATCACATAATTACTTATTAAGCGCTTCGCTTAAAAGTTTCTTAATGTCTAAAGTATATTTTTGAACTAAATTATCTATAGCATTATTAGCTGCTTCTATACCGTGAGAATTTATAATACCTACAATTTCCTGACTTTCTAATTGAATAGCAACTTGTTTTGTTTCACCAGATTCAGGAATAATTTCAGTTTTAAGTGTAATTTTCATACATGTATTTACTATGCAGTAAAATAAATCAAAGTTTTTTATCTCACTTTAGGGTTAGGGGAGCCTGGGCGTTTAGCTTGTTGCTGAGTTTGTTGAGAGGCTTGTTGAGGGTTACCCTGTTGTTGGCCACCTATTAATACGTTTTTCGCAATATTACCAATGCTTCCAATTCCTTTAGATATACCGCCAGCAACTCCACCTAGCGGCTGATTACCTACAAGCGCTGTTTTTGCTGCTGTACCAACAGCTCCAATGCCTCTAGATATACCACCTAAAGCCCCTCCCATCTGTTGTTGTGGCTGAGGTTGCTGAGGTTGTTGCGCGGCCGCCATAGCAGGTGTTGGTGTTTTAATTTCGCCTGGCTTCATACCGGCCCCCGGGAGTGCAGTAGAGGCAGCTGATTGTTGACCTGTGCCTCCTAACATTTTTTGCATTTTTTCTCTATCAACTCTACTGTTAGGATTAAATTCCCAGTCCTTACGACCAGCGCTGTTAGCTTTATTGAAAGCTGCTATTTGTTCTTGTGTGTAACCTCCAGTGGGTGCAGATTTTGCAGTAGCTGGTTGTGCTTGACCTGCTTGCTGTGTTCCTTGTGGGTTGCCTATAGTTATATTACCCTGAGCACTAGGAAGAGTCACAGGTTTATTGGATGGCTGTTGTGTTCCACCTGATGGATTTCCAATAACTATACCTCCACCAGCATTAACAGGTGATTGACTAGTAGAGGAGGTAGAACCCGAAGGATTTCCAATAACTATACCCCCGCTTGTGTTAGCTTTAGTTTGGCTATTGTTTGTTAGCGGTGTACCTGCTGGCGCCACTCCAGCGAGCTCTTCAGGCGTAGGTATAGACGCTGAAGCTCCTAAACCGGCTTTTGCTGCCATTTGATCAAAAAACTTACCATCATCTTGCGAATTAGATGGTTGCATCATAGAATCTTTAGTACTTCCAGTAGCTTTATTTAAAGCAGTTTGAGCATTTGCAGCCTGGGCTTCTGCTGCCCATCTCGCTTCTTTTTGAGCTTGTGTCTCTGTTCCCGTTGCAGTAGTTGTTGAACTAGGGCTTGTGGTTGCGGGTTGAGATGTATTAGATCCAGTATTTTGTATTCTTTGTAATGATTGCCTATCTGATTCTTCCTGAGCTTTTCTAGCATCTGCTTGTTGTTGCTGTTTTGCGGCTATGTCTTGTTGATTTTGAGCAATTGCAGCTTGACCCGCTGCGGTACCCGGGTCAGGTCGACCCACTATTCTACTAGCGCCCTGGCTACCCGCTTCTCGCTTTTGTCTAGCTCTTTCTGCTGCAGCTTGCTGACCTGCTTCGTCTCTATCTGCAAACACAGTAGTGGAGCCCCCACCTGTTCTAGTTGATTGATTGTTAGTAGTTGTTGTATTAGTGGTGGTTGAGCTACGATTAGCGGTTGGTTGTGGAGTTTTATAATTTAAATCAGGGTCCACATATTCATCATCATCGGGTGTCAAACCAGTATTTTGAGATGTAGAAGTACTTGGACTGCTAGTATTAACGGGCAATTTACCTTGTAGTGATGCAGGTGGAGTTACTTGACCGGTCTGCATACCTTTGATTAAAAATCTTGCAGTTTGACGTTTTTGTTCAGGTGTTAAGGAGCTATACGTTTTACCTGTCATTTGCTCCCATTGCTTTATTGCGTCGTTTCTCGATATTTTATGTCCCGGAGATACTTGATTATTAATAGGGTCATCAGGTCCAACTTCGACAGGCCTTGGTGGACCTTGTTCTTGTAATATATTCTTTACGTATCTATCAAAAAGTGAATGAATATCTTTATTAAAAGCCATGGAAATATTTATTAAACCTTGAGAGCTTTATCCCAAATTATTAATTGCAATCTAGGTGAAAAATTAACATGCATAGCTTTTGCGTACTCTGCTACAGCGGCTGCTCTTTCAACGTGTTCTTCTCTAGAACCACAACAAGGCATAAACCAAATTCGATTTAATGGAACATTAATATCTTCACTATCATCGACATATTTTCTCCAAATTTCTTCTATATCTCTATCCGATGTAATAACAAATTTAAACCCTGATCTGTTTTCTACATGCCACTTTAATACCTCGGGCTTATAAGTTTTTTCTTCAGGGTCACCATTGGTTGTAAGCTTGGGTGATGTAGTAAATGTAGCGGCAAATTCTGATACCCATCTTTCATCAGGCATGACTGTAGCATTAGTTTCAAAATCTATAATAGGTATGAATTTGTACTTTTCGTACATAGCATCAATAAATTTAAGTAATTGTTTTTGTTGAATTAACGGCTCTCCACCTGTTAATTTAAGAATAGCACCGCACTTAAGATGCTCAATATAATTATTTGATTCAATCATTTGGAAAATTTCAGCAAAAGTCATCTTATTTTTTACTGACCAAGAAATGTAAGAGTCGCAACCGTTTGGTGAATCTTCAGAAGCAAAACCAACACAGGTAAGATTACACATTGACATTCTCATAAAAACGGAAGGTTTTCCCACATACTCTCCTTCACCTTCTATGGTATAAAAGACTTTATCGTCAGACAAAAATAGAGTTTCAGTATCAATATTGATTTTTTCCATATTATTATTTTAACCCATATATTGTGAATTACTAGAATAAATATTAATGCGTGAGAAAGAAAAATCGTAAATCCGAGTCTCTCAGTAAAACCAATGTTAATGGACTGTCAGGGGACAATACACCATATGTATTTCAAAGAGACAAAATTGATTTTGAACTTAAAATAAGAGATCTACCATGGACCGAAAAACAAAAAGCTGTTATAGAATTGGTTAATGATAAGCATACCAAGGTAGTTTTTCTAAATGGACCTGCTGGCACTAGTAAATCTTTGCTTGCAGCTTATTGTGCATTAAAGGCTCTTGCCAACAAAAAAGTTAGTGAAATAATATATGTAAGATCTATTATTGAAAGCGCTACTAGAAGTTTAGGGTCTTTACCAGGTGAAGCTGAAGATAAATTTAGACCGTTTGCTGCTCCTATGGTAGATAAGATGGAGGAATTATGTAAGGAGTCTGATATAAAGAGATTGTTTTTAGAAGAGAGGGTCAAGCCTATACCTGTAAATTTTTTAAGAGGTGCCTCCTACAATGTGAGTTTTATAATCGCTGATGAAATGCAAAATGCAGTATTTTCTGAAATACAAACAATTATGACTAGAGTAGGGCAGTTTAGCAAAGTAATTATATGCGGTGATCCTGCTCAATCTGATATACTACACGGTAAATCGGGATTTCTAGATGTTTTTAATAATTTTAACACAGAAGAAGCAAAACAACACGGTATTTACTGCATTGAATTTACTGAAGATGATATTTTAAGATCGGAGATATGTAAATTTATAGTTAAGAAATTTACAGAAATAAAAGCTAATATGGCAGCGGTTGCATTAAACAACGCACATAAAAAGAAAGAAACAGCTTCTACCCCCAGTTGGTCCCCCCAAATGGATTGGACCACCCAGAAGTAACAGTATTGCCAACTTGAGCTGGTTTAGATGGACTGCTGTATTCTTCTATTTGTTTTGGCTTAATAAAGTCTTTTAAACTAACAATTGCTGCATCTGTAAACATTTTAGTTTCGGATTCCTTTAAAACCTCACTATCTTTAGAATATATAGCTGAATTACTTTCGTGCTCAAAAACCTCTACCTTTTCAACCCACACTCTATTATTACTCTTATATTTCACAAAAGTATCGGCCTCATTAAAAACATATTCGGCAAATTTTTCTATACCCACGCCATCCATAACAACTAAATCAATAGCACCATATCTTTCCAATTCTTTAAAGACATGCTTAGCGGGATCGTCTTTAGTTATAAGACATTTATGATCAAATTGATTTTGAAGTTTTTCTTTTAGTTCTTTTAAACCACCAAAATCAAAAACCCAGTTATTACCATCCAGCTGATTACAACTAAACCAAATTTTAGCCTTCAACTGATAACCGTGAATAAATTTACAGTGACTTTCCGCTTTAGGTTGACGAAATGCCGATGAACCAAGTTCAATAACTTTTGTGGAAAAATATCTACCCATACAATTATTATACTACATTGTTCGACTTATCAACTCAAGCTTGGTTAAAATCTGCTTTAGATTTTTCTTTACATATCGCTTCAAGGGTATATCTTTTAATGTTTTAAAGGGAATCCACTTATATTTTACATGTTCATCAGATAGCTTAACATTAAACCTATCAGTGACTTTATAAAAATAAGAATAAAAAATTCT